TATTATAGCAGTTTGAGAATTATCGGTCAAGTACTACTAGAGTATTACATTATTTCCAGTGCATTGCTACCACAGGATCCTTCAGGCATTCGTGCGGTTTGGGCTTCCCGTGAAATACTAAAATGCTGGTCTCGTCTCCTACTATGGTTGGCGTTCCGGGATTTTTGGGTCTTTTTCTTGAGAAATCATAACCACCTTCACTGATTTGCCAACGCCAACTTTGTAGTTGATTTTGTTCAAAATGTCTGCGTTGATTGTGATCAATTACTGCACCAATATAGTCTTGATCGCCCTGGTATCGCTTTACAGTTTGCTGGATGTCTAATTTCACAAAGTCGGCCCATACATGAGCAAACCGGTCCACATTCCACCACATTACACTGCTGTTGATTCCTGAGTGTGTGATTTTTTGTAGATATCTAAAATCTCGTATGGTCCAAAAGTAATCAGTGCTGAGTTCGGGTATCCAACTGATGCTATTGATGATCACACAGTCAAGATCAAAGTACAACAAGTTACCCGAATGATGTTCAGGATTGAACAACTGCATCTTGTACCACCATGAGCGTTTGGGTCCTGAAATTCCTGGCCATTCACTCAAACAGTGTTTGATCATGTGTGAAGGCACTGATCTGTGTTCTTCAGTGTACACATGAAAACGTATGCCTTGTGGCATGTGTCGTGTTAACATGTTGTACAATTTGTCCACATACTGCCAATCATATCCAGTGCCGTGTATGACACAGGCACAATCAATTATGCCGTCAGTGCGGGCTCGATTCTTTTTAACCATAGTCCTTCTCTTAGTTCTTCCACAGTGTATTCAGTGTGACATATCTTTGCCAACCACAGTTCTCTATCTATTGTGTAAGGTTGTTCAATGTCAGGCATGCCCACTGCCACAGGATATGCCAAACTGCTGTGTGCCACAATGGGCCTGCATCCTGCAATGCCTGCTTGTATGCCCGGTCCCGAATTGTGATTTACCACAGCATGACAGTTGAAGTGCATGTCAAAACTGTCGTAGGTGTGCGCCACAGGCCTTGCAACTTCCATTGTGGCTCCCGCAGGCAAGTATGGCATACGCAGTGGACTACGTGGATGTGCTCGTATGCGTATGGGGCGGTCAGTTGAGTTGCGTAACAGTTGAACTTGCATCAACACCCATTCTTCCATACTGCCTATGCCAGTAACTTGCAAACTGTTCTTGTGCTGTGCGGCAATGATGATTTCTGGTCCAGGATTGACTTGAGTGGCCAGGCTTATTTGCAATTTTCTAGGACGACTCATATCTAAATTGTGCTCGTGTCCATAGTAGCCATCCCTGGTGATGTTGTTCACAGCCAATTTCCAAGTCTGCCCACGATACAGCGCACCAATGTCTATCACAATCACTGGCTTTCCTTGACTGCAATAGTGTTCGTATACCGCTTGATTTGGTTTCATTCTACCATGCCACAACACTGACCAAATCACGGCAGCATCTGCAGTCATTGAGTTCTCTTGTGTTTGTATGCCCGCGGCTTGGCAACAGTCCAAGAACGCCGACATTACAGGCTTGGAATTTAATGCACATTGGGCAGGAAAATAGGCTATGCTTTTGATCACTGTAAATACACTTATGAAATACACTGTAGTTACCACTTTTAATGCCGAGGGTTATAAGACTTATGGTCGACGCATGATTGATACCTTTTTGCAAACGTGGCCACAGCAGGTTGACCTGGTAGTGTACGCTGAAAATTGTATTGTAGATCAATCTGCACCTAATTTGCAGGTTTGTGACTTGGAACAGAGCAGCAGTGAATTGCGAGCATTCAAACAACAGTGGCGCGGTGTACCCCGAGCCAATGGTGACATATCAGCAGATCCAGTGCGAAGCCGCAGAAGAGATGCTGCTAAACCATTCAAATGGGATGCAGTGCGTTTTGCTCACAAAGTGTACAGCATATTCCACTGTGCAAAGAATACCACAGCAGATGTGCTGATTTGGATGGATGCTGATACTATTTGTCATAGTCCAATTAACATGCAAGACATTCAAAAATTAATTCCTGCTGACAAAGATCTGTGTTTCCTTGGAAGAAAAGGAAAATTCAGTGAGTGTGGATTATATGCTATGAATTTGCGTTCAGAGGCTGTGCAAGTGTTCTTAAAAAGATTTCAATCCATGTATGATGACGCAGAAAATGGAATTTTTCAACAAGATGAATGGCACGACAGTTTTATTTTTGATGTTGCTCGTCGGCACACTGTGTTGAAAGAACTTGACTGGAGCAGTCATTTAATCACAGGTGAAGGACACCCCTTGATCAATTCTGCATGGGGTGCGTACTTGGATCATCTCAAAGGTTCACGTAAAAAAACTGGGCGCAGTCTGTCCAGTGACTTGAAAGTCAAAAGAACTGAAGCATACTGGCAATGAACTGGATCTATCTCAGCAAAAATGGCGACGACGAATACATTGACATGTATGCACAAGGTCTAGGCCAAGTCAGCACACCCCTGGAGTCTTGGCGCTATGAAGACAGTACTGGTCCTATCATGTTGCGTGGCATAATGAAACACAAGATCATCAAACAGTGCTGGACAGATAACAGACCTTTTAGGTACATGGACTCAGGATATCTAGGCAATCGTCCTGGCTATCGAAATCCACATGGTTGGAAGGTATGGCATAGAATTGTACCCAACAACTTACAACATGATCAGGTGATCGCACGGCCCAGTGATAGGTGGAATCGCCTGGGTCTTGAAATTTCACGTCGACGACCGGGCAGTTCAATATTGATTGTTGCTCCTGATGAAAAGCCTTGCAAGTTTTATGACATAGACTTGGATACATGGCTTGCCGAAACTGTGGCCAAGATCAAACAACACACTGATCGCCCCATCATTATACGCGAACGCAATCGTAGTCGCACTGACAGAAAAATCAATCGTGTAGAACATGCTTTGACTGATGTACATGCCATGGTAACATTTAATTCAGTTGCTGCCACAGAGTCAGTGTTGGCCGGTGTGCCGGTGTTTGTCATGGCTCCATGCAATGCTGCACGACCCATGGCCAATTTGGATCTGGCTTGTATAGACAATCCTTGGTGGCCAGAACAGGATCAAATACAGGCCTGGACCAATCACTTGGCTTATGGACAATTTCACATTGACGAATTTAAAAACGGCTCAGCCGAACGTATACTCAGAGCAACAGAGGAGATGCTAAATGTATGAATACCAAGGGTGGTGGTTCCCGGACAATGAAGACCATTTTCCAAAAATGATGAAGAAGAGCACGGACAAAGGCGGCCCTGCGGAGTATCAATATCAAGTGCGTGATCGTAGCCTAACACATGTTAAACATCGTGGAGTAGCATTGGACATTGGCGCCAATGTGGGATTGTGGAGCCGTAGCCTGTGTGCAAATTTTCGCACTGTAGTGGCGTTTGAGCCTGTAGCCATGTTTAGAGAATGTTTGACACGCAATGTGACTGCAGCCAATCTACAGATCAAAGACTTTGCACTGGGTGATCAACGCACAACTGCTACCATGATCATAACAGAAGGCAACACTGGCCATACACACATTGATCCTGCTACATTGGGTGCTGGTGACACTGAAGTGTACAGACTGGATGATTTAAACTTGGACGCAGTAGACTATATCAAAATGGACTGCGAAGGCTACGAGTATCGCATACTACAAGGTGCTGAACAAACTATTCGACGATGCAGACCTGTTGTTGTGGTAGAACAAAAGCCACATGATGCATACAGTAGCCAGTATGGACAACATGCTGCCATTGAACTCATGCAGAGTTGGGGCATGGTCCGACTAGATCAAGTCAAAGATGATTGGATCATGGGATGGCAATGATCACTGACCAGTACAATAAGTATGCATTTGTAGAAGCAATTTACCAATGAAATCATATATCATTACCATGCTGGGGCATGAACTGTCCGAACAACTATCAACCCAGTGTAGAGAACAAGCAGCCAAGTGTGGAGTCACCGTAGAAATATTCCAAGCCATATGGGGTCGAGACTACGAACAACACTTGGCAAAACTCAACATCCAACTGGGCAAACAAAAACTCAGCAAAATGACCCTGGGGCATTATGGTAATTTTTTAAGCCATTTTTATCTATGGATGCAGTGTGTGCGAGATCAAGTGCCGTATCTTGTGCTGGAACACGATGGCTGGCTTATGCGACCAATTCCTCACAATGTCATGAATCAATTTGATGATATTTGCAAATTGGATTGTTTTAGCCCTTGGATGAAACAAGATGGCGGATATGATGTGGTGGTGGATCAAGATCAGACATCACCTGTATCAGTCTATTCAATTCTTGACATTCCGGCAGTGACCGGATACAGTGATCCACTGAGGTTTAAAAAACGAGCTGGATGTTATAGTTCAGGCGTGTATGCTTATATCATCAAACCACGAGGGGCAAAAAAATTGATTGACTATATCAGAGAAAACGGATTCTTGGCCACTGACAATCAAGTCAACACCAATGTCATGGATGTAAAGGTATGCATACCATCAGTGGCCAGATTACATCCAGTTATGAAAAATCGTGAAATAATTGGGCAAATGTCAACTTCAAGACACAGTCCAAATCCCCACACAGGAAAAGGTATAGAAAATGCAGAACAAAAATAAACACATCGCACTAACACAAAAATTCAGCACCTGGGGAGACAAGTTGTTGCAACACACTGATGTGTTGTACAGTATCCAGCATGATAAAAAATTCAAGCCCATCACAATACAACTTTCTCCGTGCGAAATCTGCAGCAGCGGATGCCCATTTTGCAGTGTGGCCGAGCGTCCGCTGAAGTCATATCTACCATTTGAAAAAATCAAACAAGTGTTGCGTGATTTCCGAACACTAGGTGCCAAGAGTGTGGAACTCACCGGCGGAGGTGAACCCTTGATTTATCGAGACAAGGACACCAAAGACGATATCAACAGCATAGTTGAATATGCACATGAACTGGGCTATGACATTGGTATCATAACCAACACGCTGAAACTGTCGAGAATCAAACCAGAAAACTATCACAAGATCAGTTGGATCAGAGTCAGTCTGATCAAACTGGACGAAGGATACGAGCCCGAGGATTTTGACTTCTGTGGCTTTCCTCCAGAGAAAATGGGACTGTCATACATCATCTATGAAGGCGATACCGGCACAGGCAACAGACTGGGCAAGCCTTACCGACCCACAGACGTTGAAACCATACGCCGTATTGCCCGGGTGCTGGAGTTGCACCCTGAACTGAAATTTGTCAGGATAGCAGGCAACTGTTTGATCAAAGGCAACAATGCACAAATCAGAACACAGTTCAAACAAGTAATTGATGAAATTGACACCTTGAACAAAATCTTTATCAAAGACATCGGTGAAGATGATTCCCCGTTTGAGGATGGTTGCTATGTGGGCATGATACGTCCATACGTGGCGCCTGATCCACACGGCACTGGAAAATATCAAGTGTACATTTGTACCAGTCATGTGTTGAACAAACAAAACTACGACTTGGATTATTCACTGTGTGACGTAGATAATATTATCCCTACATGGCAACGCCTCAGCGACAACTACGCTGAGAAAGGATATCCATACGAAGTAAAAAACAACTGTGGACAAGACTGGACTGAAAGTTGCAAGTATTGTTACTATAAATTCAACAACAAAATTTTGCACACCGTGGCACAACAAATGCCAGATCGGAACTTTCCATGACACAGGTATTCGACGAACAGTACTATCGTAGCAACAACTATGTTGATTATCTCAGCAAACGTGAGCGATATGTAAAGACCGCTGAAGAAATACAACAGGTGTTTCACAAATTCAGTGTGATTGATCAGGATTCCGCCATCTTGGATTATGGATGCAGCCTGGGATTCTTGATCAAGGGATTTGAAAAAGCTGGATTTAAAAATGTATCTGGTTATGACGTGTCAGACTGGGCTGTGGAGCAAGCAAGAAAAAACGGTTGTAACATATTGAATCATGCTCAAGGCGCATTTGATCTGGGTATTTTCTTAGACGTACTTGAGCACATGACTGATCAGCAAATTGTTGAATTGTTTGCTGAACTCAAACTTGATAAAGTTTTGGTTAGAATACCTTGTGCTGTTGCTGAACAACCTGATAAATTTTATTTAGAAGTATCACGTCGTGATATCACACACATCAATTGCAAAACTGATCAAGACTGGATAGCGATGTTCAAGAGCCTAGGGTACCGCAACTGTTTTCGTCTCAACATGTCTACCATATACGATTCGCCCGGTTGTTTTTGTTGTTTGTTTATTTGAGATAAGGCAAGAATTTTTGATAGATGCGTCCTGCTCGAGCATCTGCATCGCTCCAGTGTGCGGCTGCTAGGTCATACATCCACTGTTCTCTAGAGAACGTTTCTGGTGACTCAATTTTACTGATGTCTCGGTTGGCCACTGCCCAGGCCACACAACTGACGTCATCCACAAACACAGGTATGCCTTCACACACTGCTGCCACGCTGGCCGAACTGTTGAAGAACACTGCTGCATGAGCGCCTTGCAAGTTATCAACTAGTCTGCTTTGTGTAGGTTCAAGTATGACTATGTTTTGTCTCTTGCCTATTTTGCTAGTGTATGCCGCAAAATCTGCCATGTTGTATTGACCTGGGTGTGGGCGTACCCAAATTTGTCTACCACTCACTGCTCTAATTTGTTGCACTTTTTGTTGCAACCAAGTCATGGGATCTAAAGTTTTCATTGCAAACCCACCGTCTCGTTGCATGCCGATCAAAATGTGTCCTTGGGGGTTGGTGCGAGCCGGGGTCAACTGTACCCCCAGTGTGCTGCTGATCTCCAGCCATTTGGTAGCATCACTGTTGCGGTTGGCATACTCGGCACGGTCATAAAATGGACCATCAAGACTGTAACGCAAATAACTGCCGTTGTCGTCAAGGTACTTCCAACAACTTGCATCTATGCACATGGTTCGAAAACCCAGTCTGCGTTGTTCTGGAATAATTTGTTTGCGTAATGTAATATTACGACCACCAGTGTTGGTGGTAGCCCAGCCCAACATCACAGCCAACCGGCTGGGAGTGTATTGGTGTTCCCATTCTACTCGGACTGTGTGTCCAACAGATCGCACACCATCAGCAAAACTTTCCAGGCATTGTATTTTCCTAGAGTGTTTCTGCGGGTTAGCAACACTGCTGATGTAAACCACTACATCAACCACCTTGCAAGATTCTCCAGGCTGTACCAGACCGCATTTCTGCTTCAGTAAATTGGCAATATGCCATGTGTGCAGCCCAGGCAGCAACTTCATCCAAAGTAGGCACATGAGGCTGTTCAATGGTATCTAAACTTTGACTGCACAAAGCAGAGGCCGCATTGGGCCCAAGTGTGATAGCTGGTTTACCATTCAGCAAGGCTTCGCCGGCAGCAATACTTGAGAATGTGACCAAACAATGTATGTCTTGTTTGAGTGCATGTGCCATGCTGTCGTCACTGGTTCTGGCAGTACGACTGGGTTTGCGTCTAATCACTACTTCGCGATCAGTATGAGTATGAATCTCTGACAGTACATTAGCAAGCCATTGCTCTAGATCAATGTCATAAAGATTCAACAGTTTTTGACTGGGCGGTGCCAACAGTATTTTGCTGCCACGATAGAACTTGCATGGCTGAAAACCTGTGGCAGCAAGTCTATCTCTGGGACGATCGATTATGGGACCAAAGTTTTGCACATCATTCTTGGTCACTCGATGAAACATTTTCTTTTTACCGTTGCCAAAATAGCCTGTGTCAATGTAATAAAAATCACGCCCTGTGGCACGGCAAATATTCATTTCTTTGCGTTTGGTTATGCCACGCAATACCACTGGAGTCATTGACTGTTCACTTTTGCTCCAGTTGGTTATTTGGCCTCCACAGCCCATGGTAAAACTTTCTAGTACAGGATCAAACATTTTTCCCTTTTCTGCATACTTAAAATCGCCTGCATTTACATCTATAGCATGCACAGCATTGTTGTCTAAAAGTTGTATCTTGTTGGTCAGAGTCTCAAGATTCATACCATAGTAATCGCCTGCAGGATCCACACGATATTTTAACACATCATAGAATATTTCATTGACTTCAGGCGGTGTGATATCCAACTCATGTGGTTGCGGGACCACAGTGTGTGATTTTACTTTGATGATTTGTTCGCAATGCGTGGTTCGTTGACTTTCTTCATGCCATTCTGATGAAAAATGACCTTGTGTGGCAAATTCATGGAAGCAAGGAGTGCCCAGGGTATAGTGTACCAACTTGGCCTGCGGGTTGGCATCATATTCAACATCCAACCAGTTCCACTCTGGGGGCAGTTCGCCAATGCGTTCATCATCCAGCCAGGTGAATCTATGTAGTTCTGCACCTGTTGAGTTTTGCACAAACTCGGGTGTTAGTTTGCGATTGGGAAAACTGTTGCAGTTCCACAAGATCACACTTGACCAGTTCTTTCTTGGATAATCTTCGTTCCGGCTGCCAAGATACTTTTCAGTCATGCGTGTTTTGTAGTCATGTTTTACAACCATAACATCGTTGTAAGGACTTTGTAGATTCCATAGTTCCACAATGTCTCCACGTAGGATCATGTCGCCGTCAATGAATATGGCCCAGCCTTGATAGTCCATCAAGTGTGGCACAAGAAATCTACTGTAGATAAATTGATTGCTGCCATCAGTGTGTTTTTCATCGTAGTCTCGAAACAAGTTCAATGCTACAGGGATTATGGCCACTGGCTGACTGGCATGTCTGATGATTGAATTTACACATGTATGATATGCAATGGCTTCGCGTGGATCATAGCCTACAAACACAGGAATTGGTTTCATCGGCGTTGTATATCTTCCTCAACACAGCGGTCACCGTATTGTATTTCAATCAACTTCAAGGGCCGATCAGTTTCATTACACAGTTGATGCCACTCATTGGCTTTGATAAATGTATGTTCGTGCATGGTCAGTTGGCACTTGACTTCTTGATCAGTACTGGCCTCATCCAATGTATACACTGTGGCTTCACCTTCAGCCACAAACCAAAACTCTGCACGACTATCGTGTTGTTGCATGCTTAGGCATGTTTTAGGCATCACAGTGAGTTCTTTGAGTTTGGTATTGGCGCCTACTTCGTGCAACACACGATAGTGACCCCAGGCTCTATCAGTCTTGGGTGTTTTCCATTCTGTGAGTATCCATGAACTGCTGTTCATCTTGTGCTCTCCGCCTACTCCAAATTTAAAGTCCACATCGTCAAACACCATTTCAGGAATGTTATCTGCTGTGCGATCTCCACCGTTGGCAAAGATAAATTTAGCGTTGGGCACAGTGTAATGTGCGCGAGCAACACGTATGGCTTCTATAGCAGTGTTGTCATCATCATCAAACTCAATCACACGGTCCACCATACGTAAGTTTTCAATAATGGCCCTGCGTTCTGCTGCGGGCATGAATGGTCTGCCCTTTTTACGTGACAACCATTCATCACTGTTGATGCCAACCACAAGTCTATCGCCCAGTGCGCGGGCTGCTTCAAAGTAGGCAATGTGCCCTGAATGTAGTGGATCAAATCCACCTGTGACAATTACTATTTTCATGTGGATATTTAACCAACATGACTCACACACCACCAAAAAGCTACCCAAGATTCAACAAAAAACAATACAAAGAAAAATTCCATTTCTTCCAAATCCCGGCGCCAACGTTCTCGATCAGTCATGTTAGACTGTGATATCTTCCATACCTGCTGTGCGCAAGCGAACCACGTGACCCATTTGCCACTGCTTGGTATCCAAACCCTTCATGATGCCCAACCAACGATTGCGTAGCAGTGCTACTTCATTGATGATGGTTTCAAAGTCCACAACTTCTTCTTCACCGTCCACGTACTTTTCAGCATCACGTGCGGTTAAGGCACGGGCATAGCCTTCCAGGTACTTTTTGAAATGTCTAGTACGTATTTTGCGCAGTTGGATGTTGAGGTAGTTCAACACAGCTTCAATTTCTTGAAGTTGATTAAATCTATGCTCGGTTATGCCCGGCAAGGCAGTGATGTTCTTTTCTACCAGTCCACCAATTTTGCAGTCCCGCTTGGCATCCGTGAGGTCTGACTCAAAGTGTGCAATGAAGTCAGGTATGTTACCAAGATCAGCAACTACTCGACTATACCACATCAGTAGTCATCTTCTTTGTTGTAGTTGTCCTCATCATCAAACTCTTCTTCCTCTTCTTCTACATAGTCCTTGTCGTTGTCCAAATATGCAGTCAAGGCTTTCTTGATGTCTGAATCACCTTTGAAGGCATCTCGTATTTCATCTACATCGTGGTCATGATCAATCAGGATAGACACAATGCTTTCAGCAGCATCTATACGATCCACCACGTTGACATATCTTTTTAGTTCGCCCCAAATTTCGCTTGCTACTTCTGCTGACATTTTATTCCTCCGTTGCGTCGGCTGTACTTACCTCAGTTTTGATGTTCTTGAAGTCGATCATGACCTTGTCCAAGCAACCATCATCGTTCTTTTCCCATGCTTTGCGAAACTTCTTGATAATTTCGCCTTCACTAGTAGTAAACACCAAACTGTTGCCTTCACGCTTGAGCATTTCTTTTTTCTCAATCAAGTCAACAAGACCACTGTAAGGACTCATACCTGTTGTGTAAGGAATCTTGACTTGCACACCTTCAAAGGGTTTGGCATAGCGTGTTTTCATGACTTTACAGCCGGCACGAATACCATTGACGTCTGAAACTTTGTTGCCGTCCTCGTCCTCTTTCAGCTTCATCTTCTTCATAGCCACCACAATTGAGCTGGCGTAAATGAAACCTTGACCCCCGGAGATTTTATCATCAGGGTCAAACATGTCCTGACTTGCGTATGTATGGTTGGTACAAACCAAGCCCACATTGTATGAACCAAACATATTCACACAGTTACGCACCAATGCTGTCAGTGCTTTGGGTTTACGACCCAGGTCACCCTTCATTTCGCCAGCATCAAACTGGTTCACATCCGTGGGAGTCAACAACATACCTAGACTGTCAATAACAAACATGACCTTGGGACGTTCACCTTCAGGCAAGGCTTTGTAGTCGCTCATGAATGTACTAATGGTTTTTGCCACATCGTCAATCATGGCCATGCTCAACTTCAGTAATTTGCTTTCTGAAGTGTCCACACCCAAGGCTTTGAGCCAGTCTTCGTCTAAGGCGTTTTCACTGTCAATCAACACCACAAAGATACCTTGCTCTTGTGCGTTCTTCACAATGTTGCCTGAGCAAATGTAACTCTTGCCTGCTCCAGAGTCGCCAGCAAACACTGTGACCTTGCCCAGCGGAATGCCTCGATTGAAGTCGCCTGAGATCAAGTAGTTCAATGCATAGTTGCCTGTGCTGATCCAGTCTGTGGGATCATTGAAGCCAATGCTTAGGCCGTCAATGCTCTTTGTGATTTCCTTGCGGAACTTGCTTACGTCAAATGGTTTTCCCATGTCTGTCCTTTTAAAATTTAATGCTTGCTCGATTGTTGTCTCGAGAATTTCTAAATAAAATTTTTCTGTATTCAAATAAATTTTTTGATATATCTACAATATTAGCCACGGGCAATTGATCTGTGATCAATGGCACACCGTGTGCGTTTGCCCATGTTATTGCTTCCTTGCTGTAAGGAATAGTTTGAGGTTTTTGTAAATTTAAATGAAAAGAAAACTCCAATTGTTCATAGTTGTAATGATCAGGGTATTCTAACGTGTCATCAAAAAATTCAAACTTGTTGTAGTACTGCCGCCCAACATACGTATATCCAAAACTGAAATTTGTCACATTGTTATTTGATACCATGCTGTCAGTAAACGGATTATCAAATACATTCCATTTACCATCAGAACTAAACTCTAAATGCTGTTTACTAAAGGCTGTTTCCAACCGATGCACTCCTAGATTCACTTCCTCATACGGATATATGTATCTTAACTTTTCCATTGCTGGTGCAGTTTTTACAAGTCGAATTTCATCTGGATAAAGTTCATGCAATTGATTACCTAGTCTGGCCACATTTACATTTGGACTGAATCTAAGTGTATCAATATCAACATTGTCAAATTGTGAGAAGACCCAGTCTGAATGAGTTTTGTTCAAAAAACGTTGATTTAAATATTGTTCTAAATCAGTTTGTTGATCCAAAGACTTACCAATTAGATGGTACAGCACTTCATTGTTTTTTGATATTGCCCAATGTAAATGTGTGATTTTTTTATCAAGTTCATTAAACAATGTTCGATTGTTTGAGAAACTGTTCAGATGTTTTTGGTTTGCCTGATCTACAAAAAATTCAAAAATCTCATGGTTGGATACAACCTCAAATGGCAGACAATCACCTGACTTCTCAAATACTAGGAAAAATTTCATTTGTATTGATCAAAATGAGTCTGAGTTTCCCCAGACCCATGTATTATCACTTGGCTTGACGGCTACGGATCATGGCCAGGATATCCTGGGCATTTTGTCCTGAGGCTGCAGGCTTGGCCACTGGTGCCACTGCTACAGGTGTGTCGTCTTCGTCAAAATCACTTGCTGCTGCAGGTGCGGCCACTTTGAGTGCAGGCTTCACTGCTGGTACGTCTTCGTCAACATGGCTGGCGCCGGCGCCGCCAGGTGCTTGTACACCAGCAGGACGGAAGTACTGACCCCAACGTTCTGTGTCGTATGGTTGTCCATCTACACTGGCCTCAAACATCTCTTTGATGACTCGGAGTTCAACATCGCCAGGCTTCTTGGGCAGGAATGTGCTCAAGTCAAACAAGCCATGTGTGGCAACAGCGGCTTGTTCGGCTTCGGTGAGTGCAGACTCTTTACGTGCCCACTTTGATGTTGAGTAATCAGCATAGCCACCCTTTGATGTCTTTGACACACGGAAGTCCAAGCCACGCAGAGTGTCTGTGGGCATTTCTTCCAGCTCAGGATCCATCAAGGCACCTTTGATGGTGGCAAAGATTTGTGGTCCAATGATGAAACGTCGGAT